TAATCCGCCATTAACTGGGTCTAAACCTAACAATGCTGCGTAACCACCAGAATAAACTGGTACAGAAACTTTATTCCAAAGTTTTGTGCCACTGTTGTATTGTTTAACAACAAGATTAACACCACCACCGGAGGCACTAGTTTTAACCCAGATACTGCCAGTTGGTCTTGGGTTGGCGTCTAATTTGTTCCAGGCAGGAACTTGATTAAACGGACCATAAGATACGCCCGGAATGAGATAAGAGTCGCCGGCAATACCTAATTCCTCTAGAGTAATTCCATTTCCATCTTCTAATAGTAGAACGCCGTCGGAATCTTCACCATTGCTAGCAGATTCATAGTCTGCATAAATTTCTAAAAATCCATTTTTTACTTCAGCAGTGACGCCCATAATTTCAGCAGCATTGATAATATCAGCTACTTCGTAAACTGTGGCTCCACTGTTAGGAATTTCAATTGGAGTATTATTAATAGTAAATGTGTAGATGTCAGCAGCCGGGTCTAATTCAGCTTCGGATATCGTACTAATTGCAGTAGGCCAACTACGTTGCCATTCTGGACTACCAACTTGTACCCATTCGTTAGCACGATTCTTGTAGAATACATAATTATTAGCATCTCTTACTACTACAGCATAATTTCCTATATTGCCAAGACTGTCTTTTGGATAAGGAATGCCGCTGAATGGAGTGACATCATCAAGACTACTAATTACTAGAGGAGTTTTTTCCGCAAACGTATCAGTGATTTGATTGTATTGAAAAATACCCCACTTGGTTTCAGCAGTGTCTAACCAATTGGTCAAATTAGGTACTTCTCCAATTGGTCGAACTGTGGTTCCTACTAGCTCGTCGAGATTGATATCGGCACGAATGGCCCAAACACGATTGCCCAATCCAAGGGCGCTGTAAGCAGCCATCAAACCGTATTCATTTAATTCGTCACCATGCAATGGTGTTCCGGCAGAATTTTTACGGAATGTCGGAGCACCAAATGTGGCTACTAACTCGCGTTGACTACTAATTCCATAAACTTTACCGGCATTGGCTTTACGTGTTCCCGGAGCAATGGCTCCATTTACAATTTTATTTTCGCTGCTAGCAAACAGGACAAAAGGTACAGTACCAACTGCGGTTGGTAAATACTGACTTTCATCAACTACTGTAATGCTAACACCTGGGGATACTAGTGCGACCATGGTCTTTTCCTTTTTAAATAGCTTTGCTTTTATTTATTTAGAGCCGGTTAAAAAAGTCCGTTTGACTGCCCTTAAATTAAGGGCACACTATAAATAACAGTAATGAAAGATCAAAATAAAAGTCAAAGGTCTTTATGTCCTGTATGCAGGAAAAAACCAGTTGCCATTAATCGGTATCTTGGCAAGAAAGTCTATTATCGAAAAATATGTGACTGTTGCTCTAGAGCCAAGGCCGCGGGAAAACCAATGACTCCGCAGCCACCGGGGTGGATTAGATCAGGTTATAAGAAAAAACCACAATGTGAAGTTTGTGGTTTTAGACTAAAATTCGATTCTCAAAGTAAAGTGTATCACCTTGATGGTAATACACAAAACAATTATTGGTCTAATCTAAAAACAGTTTGTGCCAACTGCCAAATTGAATTAGAAAATAAAACTGTTACTTGGCGACCTGCGGATCTTGTGCCAGATTTTTAACTTGGTTATATAAATTATCCAAGCTTCCGTTATTGTCAATAACATAGTCAAAATCTTGACCTACCCAACTATATTCGCTGGCGTGTACCTGTTGTTTTTCTAATTGTTCTCTACTTAAAGCCCAACCGATATTGTTTGGACCTCGATTAAATGCCAAGGCATCGTTATACCAAACAGGCAATTGACCACGTTGAATCCAAACAATTTGACCATTTTGGTTTTTTATAGCTGTAATTTCGTTTGGAAACCGACAATCAGTAATCACAACATTGTCTCGAATATTACGCAATTTATTTTCTAAGCTGGCAATCCAGATATCATCGTGAAACCCTTGTCGACAAACTTCTGTGCCCCAGTATTGCAGTATCCAACGAGGTGTTAGGTGTGGAATTCCCAATCGATTGGCCCACCAAGTGTCAACTTGCTCACGCCATTCTCGGCTTTGTCGGCTACGACCTTCTAGCATTTCTCTGTCCCAACCGAACACTGCACTGACTGCATCTTTGAGAATTCCGGCAAAACTTTCCCTACGAAATTCGTGCAAATTAACCAAATAGTCTGCGGCAGTATCTTTGCCGCTGCCAATAAAACCGCAGATGCCAAGAATCATAACTAAGCTCCTTGTGTCTTACTATACACAAGTATTAGTTATCAGTCAATGATATTTGAACAAAAGAATTGTTATTTTATCCAATTACCCAAGTTATCGGAGTACTACCGTCAACATAGGTTTTTAATTCTTCTTCCAGTTTTTCCATTTCGGCCTGCGCTTCGGTTTTAAGTGCATCACCGTTAAGTGTGGTTCCACCCTGTGGGCCAGCAATGGTTCCAAACTTGCTACGTGCCTCACCGACAATACGCTTGGCAAAACTGTAAGCATACTCTTGGACCCAAGGAAAAATCAAGTGATCATTTAACAACATTACATCAGGTTTGTAATTGTATGTACGCAATAGCACAGTTTCGGCTGGTACATCAGTCACCGACGCAGACAATCTTACACTACTTAAATCAAATGTCACCACCTCGGTGCTGCCCAACGGATTTACTGCCAATGCTGTAATAGTTCTAGTTTCTGGATTAACCGTTTGTACACTGTAATTACCGTTCCAACCGGCAATCTTACAGTTGGCAATAGTCAATGGATCACCGACTTCGACATTCATCGCGGTGGTTGTACGCATAGTGATCACACTACCCACGGCAGTACCCGATGCGGTTAAACTTTCTAATCTAAAATAGTTAATACCATTTTCGGGAATTTTACGAATTAAGGTCAATTTACGTGTGGCTGGATTCCAAATAAAGTCAATGAACCCGCCAAACATCTTCATTGCTAACTCTTGATATTGCGTAAACAGTTCATAATTAACTAATCCGCCGACTCTACCAGCCACCAGCATATAGGTATTCAAATACCCACTGGCAAACGGTTCAAATTGGCTGGCTGTGGTTCCAGTTACTGATCCGATACCACGACGATGAACGCTACGCACTGTAATGATTTCTCGTGGCAGTATGTATTCTTGCACATTGGGTAATAGATCTAAAAATGCCCAACTTTCTTCTTGGCTATTTTGTGCTCGTTGGCGATACTTTAATAGTGCCTGTTTAATAGCAAGATTATAGTGCTCCGAATCGAGTTCAACATCAACAATTTGACCACCCAGTCTTAAACGAATATAATCAATGATTTCGTTATGTTTAGCAGATAAACTAGTTTCAACTTGAGTGTCGTCAAATGCTATAGGGCCAGGACCACCAAGATTCTCTGTGGTGATACTCAGTGTCGGACTTAATCCAGTTTTAATTGTAGCCATAGTTATGCCTCGTCCTAGTATTTATCGGGAACGAGGCTAACTGTTAAGCCACTTTGAGTAACAGAATATCTGTGTTTAGACGTCCGTTGAGTTTGACCTCAACTGCACGAATATCCTTGAGCCAAGTTCTCAATTGCACTTTGCCAGCTCGGGCAAACTCTTTAAGTTGTTCATCGGGTTTACGTAGAGTTTTAGCCACACTCTTATCCTCATCAAACCCGATAATTGTAGTCCCTTTAATACCCAAGGTTTGATAACTAGCAGCTACATACTTACCCAGCTTGCGAGTTTTGCTGTTATAGATCCATAGCTCCGTGGCACCAATGATGTCAGCAGGATTAATACTGACAATTTTAAGAACTTTGTCCTCTTTAGCGTATTTGACTTTACTGACCTGTTTTTCTTTACTAGGTGCTTTACGGACTTTGGCTTTTTTGGTAGCTTTTTTGACTCCTCGATACTGTTCAATTCCAGACAGTAGCTCATCAATCCAAGCAATGACACGACGATAGTCTGCGGCTTTCCAGTGTCGATATCCCTCGGTGAGCTGACTGTCCTCTTTGCTTTGAGCTTGCTCTAGTTCGGCACGTCGTGCTGTAAAAACTGCTTCGTATTTTCCCAACTGTCCCTGTGGCACCTTGTTGGCAGTCAAAAAGTCGTAGGATTTAAAAGATGTTTTTTCGTTATTGACAATTTGATCAAATGTGCCTTCAATATCGCCAATTAGTTCAGAGGTTTTTTCGTTTAGACGATCTTGAATTGTGGGCCGATAAACTGCGGCCGAATCCTTTTTATCTACTACAGTTTCGGTTTTAAGTACTTCCCCGCCGTTTTCAGTAATGCAACGTTCAATGTTTTGGTTAATGAATTCAACGTGTCGATCTTTAAGCGGCATACCTTGACGATGTGCCATAATCAAACTACAAGCGGTCATTGACAGCCAGCGGTCGCTGCTGCGCTCAAATTCTCGAATACGATCGCGATCATATCGACCCGACGATTTCATCCATTCTACTAGATATTTTTTAGTATCTTTCTGAGTATAAAAATAATTGTAGTAACGGAAACTGCGTCGGAGGTGATGATCAAACTCCTCCTCGGTCATTTTCATTGCCCGCTCGGTGTCCCAAGCCGGTTCGGGTCCGGTGTATTTTTCGTCGGCGAACAGCGGATTGCGTACTCGAGGCTGTTTAGACTTAATTTTAATTCCGGCAACTGTGGGCATAATTAATCCTTCAAAATCGTGAACACGCTATTATATAGCAAAATTCGAAATTGGTCAATGGTCTAGTAAATGTGCCATTAGCAGATACTGCTCCAGTGTTGTTAAATTCTCACAGAGATGTTGATATAATTCCTGTAGCCGGGCAGAATCCTTATGAGTTC